CCCACTCGGCAGCGCCATTCACAGCGTCCATTATTCCGCTTCCGATTTCGCTGATAATATCAATACCGATTTGTGCGAGCAATCCAAAGTTTTCAATTATGGCGTCAATAAACTGACTTATCAAAGTTGGCGCTGCTCCGATCAATTTCGGTATTGCTTTAATAATACCGGCTGTCAGCTGAACAATCAATTTTACGCCCATTTGCAGAAGCTTTGGCAGCTGCAAAAGTAAAGCATTTACCAAATTAAAAATGATTTTTGGCGCTACTTCTATAAGTGACGGAAGTGCATTTATAATGCCCACGCCAAGCGCAATGATAATTTGCAACGCTGCGTCAAGCAGATGATTGAGCGTGTCCGGGTTGGTCAGCGTTTCAACCATTTGCAATACGACCGACACAACTGTGGGTATCAATTCCGGCAGCGCTTGTGATATGCCATTGGCAAGCTGTATGATAATATCGAGCCCCATTTGCAAAATCTGCGGAGCCATCTCAATTAGCCCATTTGCAAGTGTCGTAATGACTTCCACCACGGCAGGCAACAGCGTAGGCAAAGAAGTTGTAATGCCGTCAACCAGCGCCTGGACAATACCAAGTGCAGCATTTCCGAGCGCTGGCAGTACCGTCGCAATCATATTCGGCAGCTGTTCCGCCAAGATCGGCGCCAGCTTCTCAATTAGCGTTCCGACACCCTCAAGCGCCTGCTGCACCCTTGGCAGAATGTTCCCAGCAGCCGTCACAGCGCTGTCAACAAACTTATTTACAAGGTCGCCAAAGTTTTGCTGGTCATCTGCCATACCGGTCAGCAGGTTCTCCCATGCAGCCTTTGCCGAATTGACAGAGCCCTCAATAGTTGTGGCCGCCTCTTTCTGCGTGGTGCCGGTAATGCCCATCTCCGTTTGGATTGCGTGGATAGCGTCAACGATATCCGCAAAACTGCTTATATCATACTTCTGCCCGGTCAGCTTGCTTGCGTCCTCAAGCAACCGCTCCATTTCCTCTTTGGTGCCGCCATAGCCCAACTTTAGGTTGTCGAGCATTGTATAATTCTGCTTTGCAAAACCCTGGTATGCGTTCTGTATCATTGTAATGTCGGTGCCCATTTTGTTGGCGTTGTCCGACATATCCGTCACGGCAAGGTTAGCCTTTTCCGCCGCCGCTGCCAACTGCTCATTGGTAGCCGCACCAGCTGACGCCGTTTCCGCCTCGGCTTGTTTGGCAATTGCTTTCTGCTGGTCGTAATAAGCCTTTAAGCTTTTTAGCTTGGCGTTGTTGGACGATTTCAACGCTTCCAAATCACGATCACGGACGGCCTGCATTTCCTCGACCTTTTTCTGCTCCGCTTCTTTGATTTGTGCGATCTCGGCAGATTGTGCAGACTGCACCGCTTCCCTCTTTTTATCGGCAGCGTCTTTGACCTCTTGCTTTTGATTTTGCAAATCCTCAATTCGCTTTTTACGAGATTCGCTTTGAGCGTCCGCCTGGATTTCAGCGATATAGTCGTTGTAGTCCTTTTCTGCCTGCCGCTTATCAGCATACGACTTAGCGTGATCAATCTTGCTTTGCAGATCAGCTTTTTTGTCCTCCTGCTGCTGCTTTTTGCGGGCAGCCTGCTGCTCCTCTTCCTCTTTGTTAAGCGCTTCAATTTGCTTATCAAGCTTCTTTGTGCGTTTGTACTCCTCCTCATCGATGAGTTTCAAGCGCTCCTCATATTCTTGATTTACAAGTTTGATCTTCTTTTCGGTCGCCTTTTGATATTCATCAATTTCTCTGTCCATTGCGGACTTGGCAGCGTTGTACTGCTTGTCGTAGCTTTCTTTTGCTCTGTCGTACTGAGCGTCAAGCGTTTTAGACACCTGGTTATAGCTAACGGTTGTGGCCTTCTGCGTATTGCTTGTCATTGAATTGATAAGCGACGCAGAAAAACCGGTCACAGTTTCCATATATTTATTAGCCGAAAGCCCGGCGGTTTGGTAAGCATTTGCAGCATACTCCTGCACCTTTTGCGACGCAGTGCCGAACAGCGTGTCAACACCACCAACAAGCTGCTCGTAGCTTGCATAAGCTTCAGTCGACTTTTTCACAAGTGCACCGACAGCAGCCGTTGCAGCTGCAATGGCGGCAGCTGCCGTTTTTGCAGCCTTTCCAAGACCGCTCTTGATCTTGTCACCAATAGCACCGACCTTGTCACTTGCTTGGTCGTCAACTCCGATCTTAACGAACAATTCAAATAAATTCATCAGTCGTTATTCCTTTCTTCGGCCGTTTCTTTCAGCTTGCCGAGAATTTGTTGTTTTACTTGCTCGGGTGTGCGTGTCTCCGGCGGCGGTGGGTTGATAATGTCCAAATAAGATTTGGTCAAGTAAGAGCCACCAGCCGACTTTGCTGTGTTTTCAGTCAAAATTTTTGCGCAATCAGTCACATAAACACGAAAGGCCAGTTCTTCGGACTGCCGCTCGATAAGTAACGGCAGAGCGAGAACCAGCCCTTGTACTGTCAGTTTTGGAGCGTCGATTAACGCCCTTGTTACGCTTTTTCCGTGGACACGCACGACTTGAAAAAATCAATCAAGTCCCTGTCTTGCGCCATCTCTTTAATGGCGTTCATAGTCTTGATGATCTTCTGCTGCCGCACCTGCTCGAGTGTCAGCCCATTTACAGCTGCGACAATACCAAACACATCGTCTTTGTGCTTTTTCAGCAGCATCGGGATAAGTTCGGCGACTTTCTCACTCGCAATAGCGATCATCTCCGCTTTGGTGCGGTCTCCGTCTGTGCCCTCCAGCTGCATACGCAGAGAAGAAATCAGTTCCTTGTCGCTCAAAATATTAAGCGCATAAATGCTGACTTCGCAAAGGACATCCGCTGCCCGCTCTGTCGTTAGTTCGGAAATTTTCATATTTGTTTGCCTCCTAAACAGAAATCCTTATTTGTCGACCGCAGCGGCCTTGCCCTGCGCAGCCTTGCTGGCGCCAGTGGAATAGAACACCATCGGCACGGTCTTTTGGTCGGTGATAGACACATGGCCAGTCAGCTCCACAGAAATCTGCCCCTTGCCGTTCTTGGTCGTCTGCAAAGAGAAGCCACCAGTGGACAAGGCGTTCTTAAGCTGGATAGCGACCAAGCCGCCGTTGGCCTTGTCACCAACCCACCAAAGGTCGGAGAAGTCCGCCTGCGCAATATCCGCACGGGGCGTGATCTTTGTGGTGTCCGTCTTGTCGACATCAGCAGAACCAAGCGCAAGTCGGATTGCCTCCGGACTTGTACCCAAAGCGGTGAAAGCCAGCTTGCACTCCCAGCTGTCAAGGTGCTTTAACTCTTTCATACCGTTCGGGCAGTTGTCCACATCCTCGCCGAAGTCGGAATAAGTCGGCACACAGGTCGCGTTAATGCCGCCAGTGGTGGCGCAAATAATGTCCTCATCCGCCGGTGCCGTAGTAGTGCCGGGGGTAAAGTTTTTCAGCAAGACGCCAGCGTCAAGCTGAAGGTCGTCAAAAGTACTTTCGGGAATAACAGAAAATTTACCCATTTTCAAAAATCCTTTCTTAATTTTTTGTTAAATATTCGGCGGTGACATTAATTATCTTCCGCCGGATTTGGTCGTCGTCTGGGTCGGACATATTCTGCGCAAACGGCGTGCCGCGTTTCAGCCATATATAGCCATCAGCGGCTGGAATAACCAGCCCATCAAAGCCGATCGTCTCGCTTATCTTTTCGGCCATCGCATTGCACGACTTCAAAGTCGTTCCCCTGTACCACAGCGAAACGGAAATGCTGGTATCGCCACTTCCATCAGCGTGGAAGCTGTCCGTCACAAGCGCGTAAGTCAAATACGGCAGTGCTGCGCCCTGCGGCACCGTCGTCTCCTCATACGCTGGCAGGAAGCGCTCAAAGAACGCCTGTATTGCCGCCGCTTTGGTCTGCGCCATTTGCTTTGCCCTCCCTTTGGACTTACTACAAAACTACAAAAACTACAACAAAAACAAGGTTCTGTATTTAATATATTTCAATATATATGCCTCTCTTTATATCACTCTCTAAAACTTTGTAGAGTTTGTAGTGAGTGTATAAAAAGTACCTTGTTTTTGGCTCAACGGCGCCATTTTTGGTGGACTACAAAACTCCACTACAACGCCGTCTACAACGCTACATTCTCGCCCGCTGATGGCTTATTTTACCCGCCAATGCTGGGCGTGAACTCCTCAGCCGTCACTTGGAACACTTGGAAGCTGGCGGATTTTGGAGTCATTTTGTCATCGCCGTCGGAAGTCACACGGAACACCTTACCGTCCGACAGCCTCTTAAACACATCATAATATTCGATTCGTGTTCCAATCGGAACAGTGACGGTATACAGACTTGTAACGCCTGCCTTTTCCGCCGTGCGTGCTTCCATCGAACTGTCAAATGTGATTGCCGCCTTGAACGGTGCACCATCCACCCAGCTGGTGGTATATCCGCCCTCGCCGTCCGGCTTGTCGATTTTCCGTACAAAGACGCACTCTGTCATTGCCTGTGCCAAAAGGCTCATTGTAGTTTCCTCCATTCGTTTAGGCGTGCGCGAAAGACAATAGGCCAGTCAAGCGCAGCGCCGTTTGCGTCTGTTCCTCGGCTATATGAGTAGCCGCCAAAACTTTCGCTCACAAACGCGCCGGGTTTTCCAGCCTCGCTCTCGCAAAACGCCTTGATTTCCCTTGATAAGTCCACCAGTTTAGGAGGTATCGCTAGTGCCCATATCGCCCCGCTGAAAGCCTCATCGGTCAAATCCGAGTCCGCCTCTGCATACCTATGAACGCCATCGTTAAAGACGCTCCCCACGATGCGGAAGTATTGCCCTTCCTGCAAAAAGTCCAGCGGCGTGATTTTGCCGCCTTCAATTTTGTACTCCCCCTTGTGAATTCCGTTCGGAACCAAGAAGTAGTTGTGCAACTTTGCACAAATCTCTGTCAGCATAACCACGCCGCCTTCCTTGTCTTAGGTCTTAATTCGGTTTTGTTCCGCTTAGAATGTGCACTTCAGACCGGCCAGACGCTTAGCGTCAACGACCTTTGCGCCATATACATGCAGACCCTTCACAGCGTCAGCAAAGCGCTTCTCGGGGCGATAAGCCTCGGTACTCACGATCTGCTCGGCATAGGTGCAGGCACCCTCGTCGCCAGCGGTGACGGTGAAAGTAGTGGTGCCGGTTGCGGTCTTGCTTGCGCAGTTGTTAGACATATAAATGTCAAAACCAGCAGCGCGAGCGACAACGCCGTTTTGCAGCACATCCTCCGCCATAGAACCGCCGGTCTTAACAAAGCGGTCGTCCTGCAAGATGAGAGCGATCATCTCGGGAGGCGCAACCAGCCAACGGCCTACGGTCGGCACATTCGCCTTGTCAAGCAGCAGCTTCATTTTGACGACATTTTCGTACACATTTGCAGCGGTCAGCGCCACAGCGTCGGTAGCAACAAGGTTGCCATTGCCGGCGGTGATAGAATCGGCCAACTGTTTAGCCAGGTAAGCGTCGGCGGCGTCATTCAAGCCATAAGCTGCGCGCTGCATTGCCTTATCCATCACATCACCGGCAGCCTGTGCAGCGTCCACATCATCGACCTGGAAGTTGAAATACTTTGCCTGGTCGATAGTCAGGCTCTGTGCAGTGGTAGCCAGCGTTTCCGGGCCACTGGTGAAATCGGTGTTTTTGGTGTAGTCGCCAATGGTCACAGCACCGATTGTGTTGATCTTAACAGTATCGCCCTGCTGTTTGATGTCGCCCTCGTAGTCACGGTTGACCACATTGGCGAACACATGCGCCTTGTCCAGTGCGTTCAGCAACCGCGCGTCCCATATTTGTGGGATAAAAGAAGAAATAGCCATCTTTTTTGCTCCTTTTTTCAGTTTAGTTTGTCGATTTCAACGACTGTTTGATATTCTCCCAGTTGGCATTGATCTCGTCAGCGGACATTTTCTTCATATCATCAGCAGAAAAAACAGTCTTGTTTTGCGTGTTCCCGGGCGGCGTTGAAGTATTGGCACCTCTCTGTCCCTCGGACACGATAAAGTCAGCCCATTCGGTCTTAACGGCCTCTGTCAGCTTGTCAGCGCCCTTAATTTCGCCTTTTGCGTCGAGTTCAACGCTGTCAATGTCCGACACCTTCAACACGCTGTCAATTCGTTTATCGGAAACTCCAGCTGCCTGTAACATTTTACGGTAAGCCGTCGCCTTCGCAGTGTGTGCTTCCTTAACGCTTGCGGCCTGTTTGAATTCGTCGAACTCTTGCTTGAGATCGTCGTACTGCTTCTTGTAGCCATCGTTATCTCCGGCTGCTTCAAGCTGTTTTTTTGTGTCGTCCAATTCCTTTTGGACCCCTGCCAATTCCTGCGCCTTGCCTTTCAAAGCGTCCCGCTCTTCTTTGAGAGCGTCCACCGTGTCAGCGTGCGCTTCGATGATTTGGTCGATTTGTTCCTCGCCAATGCCCATTGCTTTGAGCATTTTTCTTGTCAATGCCATAGAACCTGTCTCCTTTTCCTCGGCGGCTTTTCTTTGCCGTTAGATTTTTGTTCTTGCTTTAATTATACAGCAAGCATATTTTTTTGTCAATGATTATACAGAAAGTTAATGATTAAGCGTTGCGCAGGCTGTCCTCCAGCAGCTGCTTATAACGGTCTGCGTGTTCGGAAGCCGCCCGCTTCAAAACATGGTGAGCGACTCTGTTCGTCCCGCCAAGTTCAATAGACGGGAAATATTCGACATTTGAACCGATGGCGACGAAAAGGTCTCCTTTTTTGCCGTCCATAGTGCCCTCATAGCTACCAGTGCGCAACTCTTTTTCATATTTGCCCTTTTTGTCGGCCTTGTACTCCTTTGTGTTCGGTTCTTGCCCTGCCAACGCATAAGTAATGCTGTTTCTCGCCAAACCGGTCACAACAGGCATATCTCCATCCGTCTTGGCGTAAGTCTCGGCAGCCATTCCGATAGCTTCCAGTCCTCGCTCAAGTGCGTTTTGAAATGCCTGCTCAAACTCTTTTGTGTTGTCTTTTGAAGTGATTTTTACACTCACTTTTTATTCACCTCGCTAAGCGGCTTAAAGCCTATAATTTTATATCCGAGTGTGCAGCGGCAATTATAAGTGTTCGACGGCGCGGCAGCAGGGTCACCAGGATACATTATAGAGCCTATCGAATTAACAAATGGCTTGTCTTTCGCAACTGTCTTTCGGTCAAGTTCTGCGTGCCAGTCTCTCGTTTTGCCGTCGTGCGTTGAAATCCACATTTTGTCAACCACAACGCCCTTGGATTCCATATCGCCGAGCATATCCATACGCCCTTTGTTCTCTGCACCGGTGACAGACGTCCGTGCAGTCCTAACAGCGGCGTGCATATTCATTTGCTGAACCTTGGCAATTCGGCTTGCGATCTTCGGTATGCTCTCGCCCTGCAAAATGCCCTGCAACACCTCGGAATTGATCTTCTTCATATTCCACCGGACATCCTTTGCCTTGTTCAGCTTCCGCAGCGGCAGTAGAGAGCGGTCGCCTCGCAAGATCAAATTTTCAACAGTGTGAGCGTCCACCAACGAAAAGGAAAAGCCACGCAGTTCTCGCTTGGCGGCTTTCCCTATCGCATTGTAATTCAAAGCGTAGACTTCCGGCAGCCTGCCGTTTGTGTATTCAAGCGCGATTTCATTAACGTGGCTCAAATTCTCGGCGGTCTGTTCCGCAATGCTTTTGAACCGGTCATTCTGTACAGTCGCTTCACGCTTTGCAAATGCCAACTCACGACCAGCCCGCTTGATTTCCGCCTTGTCACCGGTTTTCTTGGCGGCTTCATACTGCTCTTGCAAGCTGGCCAGCCTTGGCTCGGTTTCCGCCATATAAGCGTCCCAGGCCTTCCGAACCTCGTCCTGCGTCTGCCGGTATATCCGCCGAATGCGGCGCTCCAGCGAAAGCAATAACTTGTCTGTT